TGTCACAGATGCCCAGGCGATCTCACCCGTCGCGGTCAGTGGGGTGCCACCAGGCAGCCCAGACGCGGCCTGGGTGGAACCGGAGCCGTCCTCAACCGGCCAGTACGCGACCGGACCGGTCCCGGTGATTGCCCGATGCAGAGGGGACCTGAGCGGCGAGGCTCCCTGCCCGAGGCGACGCAGGACCCCCGACGCAGTGATGTCGACATACCGGTCAACCCCGGTCACCGACCACTGCGGCGGCCACGACGACACCTCCCCATAGAACCGGTCGTGAAGGGTTCCACCGGCGAGGCCAGCGGATACCCGCAGCGGAGTGTTGCGGCCAATCACGCCGTAGTAGGCACCGGTCGGCCGCCGTGGCGAGTAGTTACCGCTGCTGTTGTCCAGCCGCATCGAAGCGGTACCCCGGTCGACGCGGCGACCCTCGGCGGTCCGTCCCCGTGTGATCTTTACCGAGCCCCGCACATCCGCGGTGATGTCCACCCACCCCAACGCCCCGAGATGGATCTCCACCCGGAACTCGAACCGAGCGGGGGCGCTCATACCTCACCGCCGAGAACGAGCTGCACGTTTCCGCCCCGCACACCGATCGCCAGGCGCAGCACCTCTACCAGCAGGTCATCCAGCCGCGCCCCAGCAGAGTCGATCACGAGTGTGACCACACCCCCGCCGGACCGGCCCGGCGGTCTCATTTCCTCGCCCGCCAGGGCGAGAATCGGCACCTGCTCGCCAGGCGACCCGGGCACGGTGCCGCCGGTGTGGAACGTGGGCAGCCGCGGCGCGCTAATGCGGCCGACGCCCGGCAACGACCACGACAGCCGACCAACCGTCCTATTCCAGGCCCGCGCGATAGAGCCGAACCCTGCAATGAAAGGGCGAGAAATCATCCCACCAACGCGAGCAAATGCGCGGCCGATCCTTCCCGGAACGCTGAGATACCAAGAAATTGCGCGGCCGGTAACCCGTCTTATCCCGTTCCATGCCGCCGTTACCGGCCCACCGATCTTGGACCACACGGCCCGCCACAGGTCCTGAAACCAGGTCGTTCTAGTGGCGACCCACACCACGGCGGCGACCAGGGCGCCGATTGCGACAACCACCAGCCCGATCGGGTTCGCGGTCATCGCCGCGTTGAGCAGCCACTGCGCGCCCGCCCACACCTTCGACCCGACCGCGGCCACCTTTTGTGCTGCTGCGGCGGCTAGGGTGCCGACCCTTGTCGCCCTCAGCCACGTGATTCCCGCTTTCAGCGACGGAATCAGGAAGTTGTAGAGGCCGGATGCCAAGTCACCAATGGCGAAACCCATCAACAGTAGGGCTTCGAAGCCAATACCATCCTGGGCGACTTTCACGCCCTCCATACCGTCCTGAACACCCGTCAGAGTGTCCCGGAAACCCATCGCACGGGTATCGACACTGTCCGCCGCTTCCCCCACGCGATCGAAACCATCAGCCGATGCGCGGACATCACGGTCCATTGACCGGGCGGCGGAACCAACCCGGTCGAATGCGGATTCGAGCTGCGCCGAATCGCCCGCGAAGGTCATCGTGACCGTGTTGCCGGCCATCAGTCGACCTCCACCCCAGCAGATTTCGCGGCGTCCAGTAGCGCCCGTTCGGTTCTCCGCCGCACTTCGTCACTTTTCGCGGCGTACCCGGCCCACAGATAGCGGCCCTGCTTGCGATACGGCCGCGATACCGACCGGCCACGACCGACCCGCCCGCCGAAGTCCAGCCACGGGTAGTAGGGCACCCGCGCCCCTCCGGCACGCACCCGAACTGCCCGGCCGGTTGAGGCGACCCGCAGGGACCGAGCTGCCCGTCCGGACCGGCGCGACACGCGAGGACGCGCCCAGTCCACGACGACCTGGGCGGCGTCGTTCATGGCCATCCGCAACGCCTTCGGCGCGTTGGCATCGAGCTTGCGGAGGCTGCGGGTAAACGCTGCTAGTCCGTCGATCTTGATCGGGTCAATCACCGTCCACTCCCTTCCGCCCTCAGCCGTTCCAGTTCCTGGCGCTGCGCTTTACGGGCGTAGTAGACGCCCCACTGCACAAATTCGTGGTTGCTCATTCCCGTGCGCAACTCGGCAACGGTCATCGATAGTTTCTGCGCGAGAAAGAACTCAAACTCAGTTGTTGGATCCGTCTCGAAAGGTCTGCATCGCCTCTTTGTCCGCCCTATCGAGTAGCCCGGACAGCTTGGCGATCTGCTCTGAAACGGCAACGAGGTCGCCGGCGTCGCCGGACGCGCCCCAGGCTGCAACCTCTTCTTCTGTCATCCTCGGGGCGGTCATGCCCGTAGCGATGATGAAGTTGTCCCTGTCGGTCAGGGTCGGCATGTCATTGGAGGCTAAAATCTCGTTTCGGGTCAGTGACCGGATGCCGACCGTGGAGCCGTCGGGAAGCGTCGCAATACCCTTTCCGGTCTTGCGGGCAAGGATCTCGTCGCGGGTCAGATGTGCCATGGTCTCTCCCGTCACGCCTGGGTGGAGTGGGTGACATCGCCGGAATGCTGAAGCTTGACCGTCCACATCACGTAATCGGCAACCGGGTGCGTCTCTTTATACTCGCCCACGACGACATCAACCGATCTTTCCGGCAGGCCGGCGCCGGTGCCCTCGGGGCGATACACGAAAACGGCATTAGTGCCGATCAACGGCTCGATCACCGCCCGGGGTCCGGTGACGGCAGTGTTGTCATAGATGCCCGACAGGTCGGTTGACCCGTCGCCGAGACCGCCGGCGTATACCTCGTTGTTATTGCCGTAGGTGGTGAGTTTCCGAATGTCGGTTGATCGTGTCCAGTCCGAATCACTCAGGTACTGCGACAGGTCACTGCCGCCGAGTGACACGTATGTGTGTTTGCTGTGTACGCGGGCCATATCTTTGCTCCCTTCACTGTCCGCCCTGGCCTGCGATCCGGACCTCAACTAGCGCGACCATGTGGGTGTTACTACCGATGGTCGCGCTGTCGAACTCCACGCCGGCGACGCGGATGGAGTCGAACGCGGTGTAGTTGCCCTCGTCTGCCTCGAGACCGGCCTTGACCGAGGCGGCACCGGTGCCGGCGAGCCAGGTGGATAGCTGGTCGCGGGTGGACTCGTCGTGCACGCGGCCGGCGACCAGGGCGACGGTGAGGGTCAGCTCGTCGCTGCCGCGGCCGTAGGTGGCGTCGTAGGTGTAGATGTCGGGGTAGGAGACCACCGCGGCCGGCGCCGACACGGTGCCTGGCGGGTACGGGTAGACCGACCATGAGTCGTCGATGGTGGCGAGTCGGGCGGCGATGTCGCGCATCACGTCGGCGATGTCCACGGCTGCTCCTATGCGAACGCGGGCAGGACGAACGGGGAGAGCAGGGCGTGCACGTCGGGGTCGATGCGGGTCACCCGCAGCGCGCCCCAGTCGGCCGACCCGGCGATGCCCTCGGGGCTGGATCTGCGCTGGTGTAGCCGTGCTGCTTGCAGGAGCGTGGCTTGGGTGACTTCGTCGGGGACCGCGGGCCATCCCCATACGGCGGTGATCCGGGTGTGGGTGCCTGACCAGGTGCCCCGTAGGACGGTCACGGGCCAGCCCGGTTTGGGGTCGTCGGCGTACCAGCTGGTGTAGCTGGACCAGGTGGACGGGGCTCTACCGAGTTCGACGGTCAGCCCGGTGGTGGTGGCGATGTCGTCGACGAGCAGTTGTGACTGCCCGGGGTGGGGGTCGCCGATGACACGGTGTCGTAGCGGCACCACCGCAACCCGCGTCGTGCCGGCGTCGGTGTGGAAGCGTCGGCCGCAGTGCCGGTCGATCCATCGGGACGCGGTGTGGATTGCCTGGTTGAGTAGGCCATCGGTTGAGGTGGTGGTGACGCCGAGGTGGGCCCTCAGCGTGGCGAGATCCACGTAGTTCATGGGTCGCCTCAGGTTCTCTGCCGCGGTGGGCTTTGCCGGCCAGCCGGCGGGGTCTTGGAGCCGTGGCCGCGAAGTTTGAGTTGCTCGTCGATCAAGGCGATCCGGTCGGTGTAGCGCTTCTTGATCGGTTCGTCAGCCTTGGCGGCGGCGCGGGTCAGCGCGGCGCGTTCGGCGGCCAGACCGGCGATGGTGCCGGCGGGGTTCGGATCGTTCAAGGTGTCCATCGCTGCTCCCGTTCGATTGGTGGTGCTCGGCTGGGCGTACCGCTGGTGCGCCCAGCCGAGCGCGGGGCTAGGCGCCGGTGAAGGTTGGGGTGACCAGGCCGGTGCCGGCGACCTTGTGGGCGTGGGTGTAGCGGGAGTGGGTGTAGGCGAGGTAGCCGTACACGACGAGCAGGACACCCAGGGACGCGGCTTTGGCCTGCTCGGCGCGGATGTACATCGGGGCGTTCGGGTCTTCCCACAGGTGGCACTCGTTGCGGTCGACGAGGTAGATCTCGTCCTCGTTGGTGCCCGTGCCGAGGTTCGTGGCGATGTTGTTGTCGACGATCACGGGGGTGCCGTTGGGCAGGATGCCGCGGACGCCGCGCCCGTAGGCGGTGGCGTAGTTCGCGCCGAGGGTCTGCGCGACGATGCCGGGCTGGGTGATCAGCGGGTACGAGGTGCCCATGGCGTTTTGCATCCAGTACCAGCGGCGGGAG